TGCCCGTCGGCACCTTTCCGGCCCCGCAACAGCCCGGCGAAGCCGGTTTTCCAGTTCGCCTTGACGCTCGTGATCGCCTTCCAGAGATCCGCCTTGTCGATCAGCGGCTTCGTGCTGCCCTTGACGTCGATCGTCAGCGGAGCGTTCGCCGGAGCGACTCCGCCCTTGATCGCCGTGCGCATTTCGCGGGCTACCAGCATGCCGTTCAGCGCCGTCGCCTTGCCGACTTCCCGCTCGAGCTTCTTGGTGAACGCGCCGGGCTTGAGCGCTGCGGACAGGTTGCGCCAGCTCTTGGACAGCTTCACGCCGGTCGGCATCGGATCACCCTTGCGTCGGGAGGTTCGCCCCCGGCCGTCGATCCGTGAAGTAGGCCCGGCGCATCGTCGCGCCGTGCCCGGGGTAGTGCCCGGCGTTGAACACGTGCGTGATCCACAAGCTCGTGACTTCACCTTCCACGGACGTGATCCGGTCCCCCCGCTTGGGAATGTACGACCGATCCGCCAGATCCTCTTGCAGCATCAGCAGGTACCCGGTGACCTTCTCGGCCGGGCCGATCTGATCGTACTCGGGCCCGCGGGGGTTGTAGCTGACCTGGGCGTCGATCCGCAGATCGGCTTGCCGCGCCACTTCCCGCACCGGCTCGCGAGCGTGCGGATCGAACACCGTCGCCGCATTGTCCTTGCGGGAGAGCACGATCTCGACCGGGTGGATCAGGTTCGGCAGCGGCATTCAGGTCACCAGTCGTTCGCCGGAGCGCCCATCGCCATCGGCGCACGGTACAGATCCAGCGCGTCGCGCACCTGCGGATCCTGCTGCAGCACGGCGAGGCTGCCCGATCGCCCGGAAGCGCCAAACGTGATCATGTGGCCGTCGGTCATTTCCGATCGCAGCGTGCCGCCCGCCGCCAGCCCCTTGCCGCCTGCACCGCGGGCGATCATCAGGTAGGCCAGCCGCACCACCGCCGTCTGCACTGCCAGCGGGGCCTGCTGCGTTTCGGCCTCGACGAAGCCCCACGCGCCGGTCAACACCTGCACCGCCCGGTGGCTGAACGATCCGCCGCCACCGCCGCCGCTGTAGATGTCCCGCGATCGCCCGGACGCGTACATGATCGACGGGTTGTGGCGCTGCGGGCCGGTGGATCCGATCACCCGCAAGCTCGTGGTGTCCGTGGTCCCCGGATCTTCGTTCAGCGTGGCCGCTGCCAGCCCGAACAGCGGTTCGGACAGGAAGAGCACGCGCGCTGACGTGCCGGGGATCGTCTTGCGTTCGTGCACCAGGTGCAGCCGCTGGCCGCAGTAGCGCTCGGCGATCGCCATGGCCTGCTGCAGCCCTTCGTGGATCTTGCGATCCGCGTAGCTGCTGCTCAGCCCGTAGTCCTTCACGTCCTGGATCGTCGCGATGCCGGCCCGTGCGATCGGCGTCACCGCCGACGTCACCGCTTCGTGGATCTGCGACACGTAGGCAGCGCTGTCGCCCTCGGCCTGCACGACTTCCCACAGCACGTGCACGCGAGCCATTGCCGTCGTCGGGATCCAGGCTGCGCCCGTCGCCGGATCGATCAGCGTGTAGACGCCCGTGCGGGCCTTGTACGGGGCGGCGGTTGCGGTCACCCAGCCACCGGCGGCTGGCAGCTTCTGCGTGCCCGGAAGGCCAGCTGACGCGTCCCAGACCTGGAAGCGCACGCTGTAGGCGTCGGTCAGCACGCCGTCCACCTGCGTGAACAGGGCCACAAGGTCGGTCGGCGGCGCGAGATCCTTGACCAGCGTGCTCATGGTCGCGATCCTACAGCAGCGATCCAGCCCTCGCCACTTTGGAGATCCCCGATGCCTCTGATCAACATGCTCACGCGCGGCAACTTCTCGCAGCACCGCAAGGTGACTGGTACGCCGGTTGTCGCGGACTCGACCGATCACGCGCTGATCGTCCGCGCGAACATCCTGCGGACCGACGGCGCGGCCGCGGTCAAGGGCTACGTGCGCTTCACTGGCGGGGTCGCGCCGACCGTCGATCTGATCCCGCTCTTGTACGACGCGGACACGAACACGTTCTGCGCCCTGACGAAGCTTTCCGGGCTGCTCGACGGCCAGGCCTTCGAGGTCAACGTCCACGAGGTTCCGGTGTACTTCCGGATCGACGCGGTGGCGAACGCCCCGACCGCGATCGAGATCCGCGTGGCTCCCGGCGAGCTGACCATGCACGCCTGATCGCGCAGCGTTCCCCCTCGCTGCCGTCCGAAGGCCCGATCCGGTCCCCCGCCGGGTCGGGCCTTTGTGTTTGCGGTAGACGATCGTCAAGCGGGATCGGGGATCAGCGGTGCGTCGGGCACGGGAAGATCCGCTGGTGCCGCACGGGGCCCGCGGACTGCACGGGCGGCGGCGGTGGGGCAGGCGTGCGGGCCGGAGTAAGCGTCTGCGCGTCACGCGCGGCAGTTGCGATCGCCGGCGCGGGCGCCACGACGTGCCTCACTTCCGGCGGCGCGAACGCGCGATCGCCGTGCCAGGCTGCGCCGCGCAGCAGTACCACCCGCTTGTGGTGGTTGTCGGGGCCCCATTCGTAGACGACTTCGCCCACGCTGAACGGCGGCTGCGACAGATCCAGCGCGCGCCAGCCGCCGACCTTCGTGTCGGTGTTCAGCGTCGGGCCGTAGGCGCAGTTCGTCACGAGGCAGAACTTGAACTTGGCGGTCTTCAGCCGATCCAGCCACCGCAGCACATCGGCGGTCGGCCAGTGCTGCAGGCAGTCCTTCACGATCAGCAGGTCGGCGTCCGGCGGCGTCCATTCCGTCAGATCGGCGCACTCGAACCGCAGATCCGGGAAGGCCTCGCGGTTGCGGCTGATCCGATCTTCGATGATGTCGACGCCGAGGTACGTGCAGCCCTTGGGCCACTTCACCGATCCGCCGATCTGCATGTCCCCGCAGGGCATGTCGACGACGGACTTGACCTTGTGCTTGCGGCAGAAGGCTTCCAGCCACGCGCGGTAGGGCGCGGTGAACTCGGGCAGGCTGCCCGGGCCGCTCGCGTCGCTGTACTGGCGGGTGAAGATCGCTTTGTGATCCGTAGACATGGCCGGCCTCTGCTCCTTTTGCGCGTCGAGGTGGTAGTGGTAGAGCACTTCGCCTTCCGCGCCGGCTCGAGCGGCGGTGCGGATGTGCGGGGCGATCGCCTCAACAAGCGCGGTGTCCTCCCCGTGGCGTACGTCCGGGAACGGCACGGACTTCGCGATGTCGGCGCGGATCGGCGTCAGGTGGCACGGTGTGCGCCACAGCACGCCGTCGCGGTGCACGGCGCCGTCGATCCCGATCGCATAGTCGAACAACTGCGGCGGGGCCCCGCCGTCGTCGCGTGTGCACACGCCGCGGAACACGATCGCGTCCACGCCCGGATTGCTGTCGATCGCGGTCAGGATCGCTTCCAGGTAGCGCGGGCTGGGCAGATCGTCGTCGTCGAACGTGCAGATGTACCGGCCCGACGCCTGCTGCAGCAGCCGGTTGCGCTTGTCGCAGACCGTTTCGTGCCGTTCGTCGATCGAGATCAGGATCTCGACTTCGCGGATCCGCGGCTGCGCCTGCAGGGCTGCCAGCAAGGCCGCCAGATCCGCCGATCGGGACTGCAACGACGCGATGCAGATCGACAGCTTGGCGCGCCGGGGAGCGAAGGCCAGCGCAGCCGCTCGGCGGTTGGTCGCCACGAAGTTCGGATCGTAGTGCAGGCCCGTCCCGCCATCGCACGGCGTGCACATCTTGCGGGCGATCACCCGGCGCGGCACGCCGCGCTGGGCCAGGTAGCCCGAGATCCACACGTCGTCGACGTTGCGGAACTCGGGTGGCGAATCCAACACATCCGATCCGAAGAACCCGCGGCGGTAGGCGGCCCCAGCGAATCCCTCGATCACGTCGCACAGGTGCGGCGGCTGCACGAACGTGTAGCCCTTGCCTTCCACGAGCGTGCCGGTGTTCCAGCCGGCGAACCCGCACGCCTCGTCTGGCGCAGCTTCGGCCACCGCGCACAGCTTGGCGAGGCAGCCCGGGTGGTAGATCACGTCGTCGTCGACCGTGACGATCAGATCGTCTTCCGCAAGCGCCGGATCGACGGCGGCCGACAGCTTGGTCAGCGGCCCCACATCGCGGGTCGGGATCAGCGTGCAGCCCGTGGGCAGATCCTCGCAACCTGGCCCGTGGTACAGGCGGATCTCGTCAGGCTTGCGGGTCTGCGCGTGCAGGCTGTCGATCGTCGGCTGAACCGTCCCGTTGCGTCCGGGGTGCGTGGTCAGGCAGACGATCGTCCGCGGCGCGAAGTGGATCCCGATGTCGGGCCGGTCGGCGCGGTTGGGCTGATCCAGGGGGCCGGGAACGGGATCCGCAGACACCGGCAGATCGTCGCACAGGTCACGCCGGATGTACGTCGCTTCGACGACTTGCGGACAGCCGGCGGTGACCTTGCCCCAGTTGTTGGCATGCAGGTGCACCAGCCAGTGCGTCTCCGCCATGTGGGCGATCTCGTCGAGGTGGTCCGGCACGTCGTGCCACTCGATCACCAGCTGCTTGATGTGGCTGCGGCGGTTGGCGTCCAGATCGGCCAGCCAGGCGTACTCCGCGCCTTCGATGTCCATCTTGACCAGGGCGTCCCGGCAGCGGGCCAGATCGCCGTGCCAGTTCGTGTGCGCGTCGATGTTGCGCTTGATCAGCTTCAGCCGATCGACGGGATGCGGCAGTCCAGCGATCGTCCCGTCGTACGCGGTGCAGCGAAGGCCGGGATGCCGGGCAAGGACGGCTTCTTCGAAAGACGTGTCGTTGGACACACCAGCCGACAGGAACACGTCGTATTCGCTCAGATCGCAAACGACGTAGCCGCCGTCGTTGTCCTTGCCCAGCCGGATCTTGCGGATCGGCGGATCGAAGATCCGCAGTGCTTCGCGGTAGTGCATACCGACCTCGAGGACTAGAGATCGGTCAGCGTCTCATAGGCGAAGCCGCCGGTGGCCTTCACGACGTAGAGGTGCGTCGCCGGCGGGCTGGCGCCGTCGGTGTAGCTGAACAGCTCGCCCACGCCCGGCGTGCGAGCGACCCAGCCGAGCGCCGTCGTGTACTCGGCGATCTGCCCCTGCAGGAACGTGGCCCACGAGGTGCCCGTGTAGGGCGCGGCAGCGCCGAGGATGTACTTGTCCCCGTCCTCCGGCGAAGCGGGCTGCGCGGTGACCGTCACCCCCAGCACGGGGGTCGCCGCCCGGGCCGTCTCGATGTCGGCCGGCAGCGAATCCAGGATCAAGGTCAGCAGCGCGGACGCCTGATCGAGGTTGACGCCGGTGCCGTCCAGCGAACGGCGGATGTTTTCCTTCTGGATCGCGGTCAAGGCCATCGTCGTCTCCCTAGCCCTTGCGGGGCTTCTTCCGCGCCTGCGACGGCGCTCGCGGTGTTTCGTCCTGATCCGCCGGCAGGGGTAGGGCCTGCACCGGCGGATCGGCTGGGGCGGCAAGCACCCGCAGCTGTACGCCGGCCAGCTGCAACGCAGCCAGTTCGCCGGCCGTGATCTCTCGGGTGTCGCCAGGCATCAGCCGCAGCGCCCCCCGCACCGACCGCGGGCACCCTTGCGGGAAGGCCTCGAAGTCGATCGGGTGCGGCGTCTGGATCTGGATCGTCGGCATCGCGAGGTCCTTCTGCGCGAAGGGCCGATGGCAGCGAACCGCCACCACCGGCCCCTCCCGGTTCATGCGCTCACGGCGCGGGCTAGACGCCCGTGCCGATGTTCTTGCCCAGCACGCAGGCGGTCAGCTCTTCGAGCTCGATCGCGACCTTCACGGTGATCGCGTACTGGTTCATCTGCCGGAAGATGTCGCGATCCTTCTCGATCTGGATGTCGCGGGCACCGATGCCGATGATGATGTTCTGCGGGTGGGTGAGGATCAGCTGCGGGTTGGCGACGTAGGTGATCTTGACCGTCGCGCCGTCGGAGATCGCGCCGCCGCCCTTCTTGTTGAAGGCGCCCGTCGCGTAGTTGATCTCGTAGTCCGTGTCCTTGATCAGCTTGGTGGTCGGCGTGTTGCCGAGGGTGGACAGCGTGACGACTTCGCTTCCGGACTCGATCGGGGCGAACAACAGGGTCTTGACGTCGGCGGCGTTCACCAGCGTCAGGTGCTGGGTGACGGGCGGCGTGTGCGGCATCAGCGGGACTTCGATCGGCGGGATACCGAACGGGCTGACGGCCAGGCCATTCAGGGCGGCGTCGCCGGCCGAGGTGGATCGCGTCGAGACGCGCTCGAGCCAGAGCTGCCAGAGGTCGGGCGACGCGAGCCAGCGCAGCATGCCGCGGTTGCGGCGGAACTTGGTCGGCATCTTGCGGATCATGCCGCTGAACACCGACGCGCCGATGTTGGCCCCGGCCGCGTCGTAGACGTTGGCGGCGCGGGCCTTCTTCAGCAGACCGTCCATCAGCGCCAGGTACGTGTCCTTGACGTAGCGGGTGTCGTCGCCCTCGTCGAACAGATCGCTTTCCAGCGTGGCCGGGCCCAGCGAGTCGCCGTTGACGCACAGCTCCTCGAGGTCGTTGGCGACCGCCTTGCCCATCATCTGGATCACGTGCTCTTCGACGTTGTCGCCTTCCACGTTGATGTCGCGGAAGTCGTCGCTGATCTCGAACGGCACCATGATCTTGCGGGGCTGCAGCTCGATCTTCGCCGTGGTCACGCCGCGGCGCAGCTTGGGATCCTTGGCCTCGCTCGCCGGGACCGCGTTGCGCCGGCCGACGCCGATCTTGTCGGCCTCCCACCGATCCTTGACGCGGATCACCCGGCCGAGGTTCTTCAGCACGGACTGATCCACCACGTAGTCCAGGAACTTGTCGGCCTGCTCCGGGTTGAGCCGGCCCGCCACCGCCAGCGCCTCGGTGGTGATCTGCGCCTTCGCGATCAACTCCGCATTGGTCATCGCCATCTTCGGTCTCCTCTCTCACGTGGTGGGCTCGCGCCCGACAGGGTTCCGTCTCTCGGTCAGATCGTGCCGGCCCAGATGTTCTTCTTCACCGGATCCGGCTGGGCGTCGCCGCCCGCGGACTTCGACACGCCGGTGCGCTCGAGCGCTTCGATCCGCTTGGTGACCTCGGCCACTTCCGCCTTGGCGGCGTCGGCGTCGGCCTTCGCGGCAGCCGCGGCAGCGTTGGCCGCCGTGGTGGCGTCGATCGCCTTCTGCAGATCCACCCGCAGCTGATCCGCCGCGGGATCCGCGGGCGGATCGCGCTTCTCGACGGGGGCGGTTTCGGCGGCGGCAGCTTCGGCCTCGTCGGTCGACAGCGCCTTGGCGACGTCGGCCGGCGCCACTTCGGACAGCACCTCGTGGATCGCGGCCAGGCCGTCGGCCAGCTTCTGCACGCGGGCCTTGGTGAACTTCTTCATGCCCACGGGCTTCTCGCCGTCCGCGGACTTCTCGACCTTCATGGCCTCGCGGGCCTTCTGGATCGTGTCCAGCGTCTTGGCGGTCGCCGCCACGCCGTCGGCCGACTTCGCCACGTTCATCGCGGCGGCGTTGCGGCACAGATCCCACATGAGATCCTGGATCGCCCACATGCGCTCGCGGCAGGCGTCGGAGTCCATGCCGTTGGACAGATCGGCCACGAGCTTCTGCAGCCCGGCGGTGATCGCCGTGACCGTCTCGTCGATCAGCGCCTGATGCACCGGCATCGGCACGCCGCCACCGGTCTCCGCGCCGCCCTCGGCCTTCGCGGTCACGACGGGCGTACCGTCGGCGGGGGCGCCTTCGGCGTCCTTCTGCACGGGCTCGACGACGGTTTCGTTGCGCTTGGTCACGATGAACTCCTCAACGATCGCGGGGTTGTCGACAAGCGAGATCTCCTTGCCCTTCAGATCCCGCAGATGGTTCTTCGCTTCAGGCATCGGCGGTCTCGCTCACCGGGATCCGAACACCGGTGCCACCGATGCTGAACCCTCGGATCTCGCCCCGCTTTACGGCGGCCCAAGTTTCGTCGTCAAGAACTTTGACGGTGACGATCCATGTCCCCTTGACGACGGACCTCCCGTTCAGCTCGAAGTCGATCGGCGCGATCCAGGACTCGACCAGGGCCAGCGGCCGGGTCTTGTCCTTGTGCATGTAGGCGATCTGCGTCGCTTCGTTGTACTCGATCAGGAATGCGTGGGCGGTCTTCTGGATCTCGTCGGACGTGATCACGTCGCCCTGGGCGTCGGCCACGTCGGGGATCAGGACGGGGCCGGTCACCAGGCGTTGATCGCCCGCTTCCTCGGCCTTGAAGATCGGGACGACGCAGGCCTTGCGGATGTCCACCGCGCCCGCCCCCTCGCCGCCCTGCTGTGTCGCCAGATCCATGCGTCCCTCGTTCGGTCACAGCGTAGGCTGCGGATCCGAACGGGATCAACTTTCGCCGATCAAGCCTCTTCTTCGCCGCCTTCAAGTTCGGCGTCCTCGGAGACATCGATCGTCCCGCGGCAGAGATAGTGGTAGGGCGGGAGACACACGCCCGCGGCAGCGAGAGCCGCGCTGTCGGCGTCGCTGACGTGCCCGGGCCCGGCGGTCAACTCGCCCAGTTCCTTCGCGCTGAGCCAGGGCGCCACCGCCTTCACGGCGTCCTTGCTGTCGGCGGCCAACAGATCGTCCAACTGCTTGCCGGCCTGCTGCACGGTGAAGATCTTGCCGTCCAGCAACGAACAGCGGGTGCACGTGCGTTCGTCGCCGACCTCGCGGACCTCGAATCGCGTCACGCGAATCTGCCGCATCGCCGTGACGCTGCCGGCCACGCGCGCCGTCGTCATGGCGTTCGACGCCAGCCCTTCCCAGTAGACCGTGCTGCTGCCCTGCCAGCCCGCCGGCACTTCGTACACGTTCGGGCGGAACGGCTTGTCCGCGTCCAGATCCAGCTCGCGGCGCAGCACCGTCGCCAACTCGCCGGCCAGATCGGATCCGCTCTGGCCCGATTCGATCGTCGTCTGCGCCACCTGGGCGACGCGGGCCTGCAACGTGTCGTCCCAGTAGTCCCCCACCCAGTGCAGCTGCAGCCGGCTGACCGCTTCGATCGCGTCGTCGTCCACCACGTCGAAGGCTGGCCGGACGCTGACGACCTTGCTGCCCTTGGCCGCCTTGGCGACGTTGGGGATCTCCGGGCGGTCCACCGGATCCAGCGGCGCGGACTTCCCGCGGGCCCGGCGCCAGGCCATTTCTTTCGCCGCGCGGTAGATCGGATCCACCGCGGCGGGGATCGCGGCCTTTGATCCGGCCAGCATGATCCTGGTGTAGATCGGCCCGACAGCTTCGGCGATCGCCTGCCCCGATTCCGCGCCTGAAGCCATCGCCACGGCCCGCGCGATCGCCGCTTCGCTTGCCGCGGCGTGGGTGGCGATCAAGGCGTCGCGCAGATCTAACTCGAGATCCAGGATCTCGATCAGCTCAGGCACGCCGGCTGCCTTGGCGATCGCGGCCATGGCGCCCGCGTACTCCAGCGCTTTGTCCAGGGCTTCGCCCATCGGCTACTCCCCGTCGCCGTCGTCGTGGGTCGCCAGCGCGCCGGCCATTTCCGGCACCATGCGGGCGAGCTCGCCCCGGGCCCGATCGCCGATCTTGAACAGCCGGGCCACGAGATCGTCCTCGTTCTTGGTCACGTCGGCTGGGTTGGCGGCGGGCATGACCGGCGCCACCTGGTTGTTGATCTCGCTGCCGCCGGCCATGTTCTTGATCCGCTCGGCGACCTGGATGCTGAACGGCACGTCGGGATCGAAGCCGTGCAGATCCTTGCTGATCTCCGGCGCGTCGGCAGCGCTCGGGAACACGTCGACCACGATCCGGCGAGCGATCCGCGGCGTGATGCCGCCGGTGCGTTCGGCCGAGGCCAGCATCGCCACGAGATCCTTGTTGTCGGTCACGTTCGGCGTGCGGCTGACGTACCGCCAGAACTGGAAGCCGAGATCGGCCAGCACCGTCGAGTTGAACTCGCGATCGAACTCGTCGCGTTCCGGCGCGAACACCTGCTCGTCGGTCAGCCGGCGGACTTCTTCGGCGGCGGCCCGGTTGATCTCCTTCATGCCGCCCAAGAACAGCGACGGGATCCGGAACGTCTTGCGGATCTCCGATCCTGTGAACTCGGTGTAGTTCACGAACAGCGCGTCGGTGTGCTGGTTGGCGGTCAGCGGCTTGACCTCGATCACCGTCTGCGCCGATTCGTCGCTTTCCAGGCCCGACTCGCCCTCGAGGATCAGGAAGGTGGAGAAGTTCTGCGTGCCTTGGATGTGCGTCTCGGTGAACTGCTTGACCCGAGAGATCGATCCTTCGGTCAGGCGGCCCTTGCTGGCCGTGATCACCATGGACGGGATGTTGTTGTTGGTCAGGGTGGTGTAGTTGATCTCCTGCGCCGATCGGTTGCCGAGCACGTGCAGGAGCGCCGAGATCCACCGCACGATCCCGTAGGGCGATCGCGAGCTGTAGCGGCGGAAGTACAGCACCTCGTTGGCCTTGAACTCGTCGGGCATCGGGTTGCCCTTGCCGTCGAAGTTCGCCGCCTTGTCGGCCGGCACCACGTCGCCTGTGCGCTTGTCGATCACGCGCGGATCGCCGAACGACCTGAACCACACGCGCCAGGGGGAAAGCGTCGGCACCGCCTGCGCGGTGTCGCCGCTGTCGGCTTGCGTCGGCGTGTCGTCGTGCAGCCCCGAATAGCGCACCCGCGCGCCGTCGATCAGCTTGGCCTGCACGTACTGCCGCAGTCGGCGGTAGGCGTAGCGGTCGACGTACTCCCAGGTGCCGTCCGGCTTGCGCCGCAGCTGCTTGACCGTGACGCGGGTGTGATCGGGATCCTCGCGGCCGAGGCGCATTTCCCGGCTGGGCAGGTGCTGCAGGTGCAGGATCCGGCCCTTCGTGTCGCGGATCACCTCGACCAACGCGTAGCCGATCGATTCCCGATCGGTGCGGATCTTCTTGCGCAGCGCGGTCACGTCGTCGGTGTCCCCGGCGACGTCGAGAAAGTTCTGCAGATCCGCATGTTCGGCGGCCATCGCGGCCTTGATCGCGTCGCTCTCGGCCTTGTTGTCGGTCAGGTTCACCAGGGGCTGCAGCACGTAGCCGAAGCCGTCGACGTTGGTCACCATGGCGTCGATCGCGGCGGCCAGATCCGGCGACAGTTCGATCAGCCCGGCGAGCGTGGCGGGATCGTGCGGCGGCATGACGATCTTGGTTTCGATGCCCTGCCACGGATCGCTGGACAGCGCCTTGCTGCCCTCTCGGGGGGCGTCCTTGCGCGCCTTCTTGACCGGGGCCGTGGGGGCGGTGGAGTACAGGCCAGGCTCGGCGCGGTGTTTGAGGATCCGCACGGTGGCGCCGGTGCGCTGGGCGAGGGACTGATCCAGGGCTTCGGAAGTCGGCGTGCTCATGGGCGCATCCTACTGTGCGGATCGCGATCCGCCTATCAGATCAGGCCTGGCTCCTCACGGGGCACTCGGTTGCGGACGCGCGTCCCCCGGACCCCATGATCCATGGCGTCGAAGAGATCATCAGGTTCGGCGGGCATCTTCACCAGCACTTCGATCAGGCGCATGACGTGCGGGTTGCGGACGAAGAACATGCGCTTGTCCTGGAACTTCGGCTGCAGCTTCCAGGCGCGCACTCGCTTGTCCGTCTCCGTCTGGATCCGAACGATCGGGAGATCCGGGCGCTTGCGCTTGACCTCCTGGAACTGCCCGTCCTGGTAGGCGTTGACCTCGATCGCGCACCGCTCGACTTCCACTTCCGCTGTTTCCGGATCCGCACCGTCGCCGCCGCAGCACCAGCGGATGATCTTGTCCCGCTGCAGGTGGAACTTCAGGCGGCCCTCGAAGGCGTTCGTGAAGTAGTAGTAGTCCCGCTTCGAGTCCCAGGCGAACTCGACCATCGCGAAGTAGTGCGCCCGCTGCTTCTCGCTGATCGCGAGATCCACGCCGATGAACCTGGGCAAATCGGCCGGCACTTCCGACGCGTCGATCAGCTGGCAGTCGTCGAGATCGAAGATCTCGCCGCGCATGCCCTCGGCATCGCATTGGTATTGAGTATCGAAGAGGATCGTGCCCATGCGGGTACGCAGCTTCAGCAGCTTCTCGACGGGCCACTTCTCCGGCCACTGCGATCGCCAGCCGTCGGCCGCGTTGCCGATCAAGGCCGGGATGATCAGCGTGCGCCCGCCGGCCATTTCGGACTTCAGCAGGTGGCCGTAGAGATCGTCCGGGTGGTAGCGGGTGCCGCGCACCGACAGCAGGCCATTGGGCTCGAGCGTCGGCATCAGCGTCTTGTAGAAGAACGTGTGCGTCTTGCTGCGGACCGTCGGGGTCGCCGCGTTCTTTTCGTCTACGAGATCGTCGCACAGGATCACGTCGTAGTGCTTGCTGACGACGGCGCCTTCGATGCCGACTGCGGTGACGCTGTGCTCCTTGGTGACGCGCTTCTTGGGAGCGATGTTGAAGCCGCCGTCGTCCCACTGGTTGGACACCCAGTTGCCGAACACCTCGACGAAGGCGGGCAGCTCGATCAGCCCCTTCATCTCCTTGAGCATGTCCGACGCGTTCTCTCCCGACCGGGACGCCACGAGGATCCGCAGATCGTGATCCTGGCACAACAGCCCGATCGCATAGACGATCGTGCTCAGGGTCGACTTTCCGGCCCCTCGAAAGGCCAGCTGCATGTTGGCGTCGGGGTAGCGGGCCTGGTGCTGCAGCATCCGCAGGTGGTGCGGTGCCATCAGCAGCCCGAAGATCTCGGTGGCGAGGATGTCGAAGCGGCCCTGTTCGACGATCAGCCGGCGCAGCAGATCACGCCGCTGGCGATCGGCTTCTTCCAGGGCGGCGAGCAATTGCTGGCGGATCGGGCTGGTAGCGGGGGCGGACGGCGAAGGGGCGCCAGCTACGCTGCCACGGTTGCGGCTGCGTGCCGGCGCCCCCATGCGTGTCTCCGATCGGATCGCGGGCCGCGGATCAGCCCCAGACCTCGTAGTGCAGCACGTCCGACGCGGCGTTCAGGTTGCCCTGGGTGCCGATGCTGAAGCCGTCGGCCAGGGGGATGATGCCGCCCGACGTGCGCAGGTTCATCGTCCCGCCCTTGTCCTCCCAGGCGGTGTCGTCGCCCAGGGTGTCCTGCCACACGTGCACGGATCCGTCGGTGACGTTGACGATGCGGACGGCCGACGGCTTGAAGCCGCACTTGTCGCCCTTGACCTCGAGGAGGGCGCCCGTCCCAATGACGACGCCGGTGATGTGCATGGTGCTCGACATGATTGCGGGATCTCCTGTGGAAGCGTGGTCAACGGGCGGTCGGGGCGATCGCCTTGCGCCGAACAACGGTCGGCCGGTACGGGGCCGATCCTGCTACAGCCGGCGCGGGCGGCGCAACAACTGCCCGATCTTGCCCTCTTGACGGCGGCAGGGGTGGCGGTGGCCGGGGCGGATCGGTCGGGGCGATCTCGGCGTCCATGACGCGATCCCGATCGGCCATGGTCAGCGCGGGCTGCCGCACCGGTTCGGGCGTGATGTCGAGGATCGTCTTGCCGCCGTGGTACGTCGACAGATCCTGCAGTTCGCGCAGCCGCCGGACCACGAGCTCTTGTAGGGCCGCGTCGTCCATGGTGCCGACAAGAACCGTGTGTTCCTGCGGACGTTTGGAGATCTGCCCCAAGTCCTGCCCGCGGGCGATCGTGCGGTCGAGGATGTCGTGCTTGGCGCGGATCGCGGCGACCGCAGCCGCCGGGTTCGGGGTTTCGCCCATGGCCTTGTTGTACACGTCGTCCAAGGCCTTCATGTGCGATCGGGATCGCAGCGTGTAGTCCGCGAACCAATCCGGCGATCGCATGTTCGCCTGGCGGGTCTGTTCGCCGGCCAGCAACGCGGCGTGCACTTCGGCCGCCCGGCCCGACGGCCAGCGGTTGTCCGCGTCGATCTCGTCTGCCAGCTTGCCCTGCACGATCGCCACGTGGACGGTGGCGAGATCGGAGGGTCTGATCGGATCCCCTACCTTCATGTGGGCAGGATACCGGCGGATCCGCGCGGCGTCCACGTGCAAGCTTGGGCGGAAGTACGCAATATCTATTGACAGTCGCGGCGGGTCGAGTATCGTTCGGATCGCACGTTGACCAACACCACAGGAGGATCCCATGGCTCAGGCAGCACGGAAGGCGAAGATCTCCCCCGACGTCCGATCGATCCACGTCGACCCGGCGCAGTTCAAGGGTGCGCAGCTGCGGTTCGAAGGACGCGTCGCCGAAGCGATCCGCATCGTCGTCCACGAGGGCGGGCTGGACATTTCGTTTCCATCGGGCGGGGGGCCGGCGCCGGAGCTACCGCCGCAGCGATCGCGCGGAGGGCGGCGGGATCGGTCGGTGCAGGATCCGCGGCTGCCGGCCGTCGGTACGACGGTCGAAGGCCACTACAAGGGCGAGGCCTTCAAGGCGAAGATCCTCGACGGCGGCCGGGTCCGGATGAACGGGGCGATCTACGCCACGCTGTCCGCGGCGGCCAAGGCCGCCCGCGGTGGCAAGCCGACGTCGGGCTTCGTCTTCTTCAAGGTCAAGGGCTGATCCTGCCCTTCACGTACCACGCGCCGGCCACCAGGGCTGCGCCGGTCAGGATCCCGCCGACGTACCAGACCGCCGGGCGATCGTGCCACGCGGGGGCAGGCGGCTTGGGCTGCGGCGGCTGCGGAAGATCCAGCAAGCGCCCGCGATCG